CAGAATCAAAAGAGTATTCTTGTGTCGATACTGTTCTGGTCAATGGGTCAAAACCAATAAACTTTCCCGCATAAACGCCATCTTGGACATTTTTTGCCATGTTGAATTGGGACAGGACTTTAATATCTCTTGCACCATACACTTCGTAACTGATTTCATTATCGTCACCCATAACATCAGTAATATTTTTAACACCATAAGTTATTCTGGCAAATGGGTCAAATGACATTGAAGTTGACAATGACATGAAGTTATAACCCACTTGATTTTCCCAAAACAAATAATCCGGTGTTCCATTTGTACTGATTGCACGTTTTGTGATATATTCGATGGCCTTCATCGGTGAAACATTAGGTACAGAATACACATGATTACCCATTGTTGGTTCCATGTTAGCAATACCTGCACTTTTGCCATCAAAAATTGTTTCGAAAGGAACATGTAGATGGTCATCTAATATTTTAACGACCATATCAAAATAAGTTCCTCTGTATGTTTGACGAATCTTTTTTTGTTCAGATAAGATAAATTCTTCAGAAACAAAATGTAATGTATAAATTTCAGACTTCTGGTTCAATTCTTTACGGTCTGTTAACTTATAGATAACATAACGTTTTCTAAAGAACATCATGTTTGGATTATCACTGTCTTTTACAATGTCAACTTCGAGACATTCTGAACCATCAAAATTTATACTTGAGGCCAAGCCAATAGCATCACGAATAACAATATTGCCAGACATGCATGGCATCAACATGCTATCGAAAAGGTTCAATTCTTCAAATATGGCACGAACATCATACCCTTGACTACCATCGGTACTGGTAATCGCAAGTTTTTTGATTTCAAATTGGGTACTTTGTAAAACTGACATTATTTAAATAGACTCTTAAATTCATCTTCAACCGCATTGACGAATTCTGGTTTTAAAATTTTAATTATTCGTTTAGACTCGTTCAGTTCTTCTTCATATTCATAATACGTTTTAGCATCTCTTGTGGTATTAATTTCTATCGTTGTACCATCTTTTAAGGTGTATGTATTAGCGGCAGAATATGTGGTCGTATTTGCAAATGTGTATGGGTCAATAGTGATTACATTCTCGGTTTTTTCTCCGGTCAAAACATCCGTAATAGTTTCCACCTTGTAATATGAGTGAATGTTTTGATTTGCCCATTGCAATCCTGTAAAACCATTGGCGGTGTTTGCATACGGTTCATACTTTTTATTGATGTATTTGTTGAATGAAATAGTGTCCAATGGCCAATCTGTAACAGGATTCATTATGTCGTTCATAGACATAATAATCCAGTGTTTTTCTGAAGAACCGTACAATTTATGTGCCAACATTTCCGGAGTTTCACCGTCACTAACTGCATACTCATAGTAAACAACAGAGTTGTTTTTAAATGATTCTTCAAATGTAAATTTGGCCATTATGTTGGTCACATAATCCAAACTTGGAGATTCATCCAAAGAGTAGTACGTCTTTGGAAAATAACTGAAATATTTTGCCATATTTTATCCGTTAAAATCACCCAAACTGTTTGAGTAATCGAGTTGAGCTTGAGTTCGTCTTGTTCCTTGGAAATGGTCTTTTGTCATAATCTCAGTTTCTTTGAATTGTAAACTCATACGAATTGCAACCGGCATACCTGTTCCACCATAAGTTGCTTCAGTTTGACCAGGAACTTCATATGTTGTAAAACCGTTTGGTGCATAATCGATATCGATTGTTTCCAAAACACAAGTTGAAATCTGAGGAATGTTGGGGTTTTCCGAACCGTTATAATAAAACTTGATATCAAACTCTGAAGGTGGCACAAGGAAGAAACCGTTAGATTCTTTTCTAACTTCTGGTGCTTGATGGAATTGCAAACGATTAATGATATCTTGTACTTCTTTGGCTTCAGATTCAGATTTAGGATAGAACATAAAGTCAAATCTAAAACTTCTAAAATTCGGTGAGGTGTAGAGAACTTCAAGAATAGGGTTCTGCACCATACCAAAACCTGCTGCAAAACCTGCTGCACCCAAATTGCCTAAAATCGATTTCATTGCATAATTCGCAATATAAGGAGACATGTTCACTGCAAGTTTCTTAGAAATCTCTCCAGCATTTGCCGCAGTAGCACCCTTCAATGATTGTGCGAATGATGCGCCGCCGGCCAATACAGCAGCAGGCAAACCAGTCAGTGATGGAGTATCATAGGTTTGTTGGTGTGTAAACGCCATTGTGTCTGGCATATACAAAGCAATCGTGTCGGATGTTCTGCGGATAGTTCTTGCACCGTTGATACTCGATGCACCTTTCAATATTAAACTTGCGGTTACCGCAGCACCAGATGCAATGCCTGTCACAGAATCACTGATGCCTCTTAAAACAGGACTATTTTCTGTTACTTTGTTTAATGTTTCAGCAATCGAACTTCCAGCATCCGTAATGCCCTGAGATACAGCCTGTGCGCCAGGTGTATTAATTAGTGTGTTTAAATTTTGAAATGGTGATGCAGTACCATATGCTTCACGATTGGAAATAATTGTGGGTGAATCTCCTGTTAGTTCTCCAGGATAATTCGTATGAATCTGTTCATTGATATGAATTACTAGATAATGCCCCTTATCGTAATTTCCTAAATCTTGGGGATATCTGTACAAATTATTTTCATAGGCGCCTCCAACCAGTTCGGAAGATGCTTTTCCTGTTCTAGCTTTCTGGCCTTTGTTGAACTTAATATCGGTTAGAGTAAATAATGCCATTTTAGTCCTATAGGTTGACTACATATTTATATGAGTTTCGGCAATAAAACCTATAAGGGTATCTTTAAACCTAAGAACCCTAAAAAGTACAATGGTAATCCAGACAATATCATCTACCGTTCTTCGTGGGAAGTAAGGGTGATGAAGTATTTGGACGACCACCCAAGTGTAATCTGGTGGGCTTCAGAAGAATTGGTAATTCCTTACTACAATCCTATCGACCAAAAGAAGCATCGATACTTTCCTGATTTTGTAGTTAAGATGAAACAGAAAGACGGAAAGGTTATGACCTATGTAATAGAGGTTAAACCTCAGATACAAACTAAAGAACCTGTACGCAAAAGAAAGACTCAGAAATTCATTAACGAACAAGTGACTTATATTGTTAATCAATCCAAGTGGAAAGCGGCTGATGAGTTCTGTCAAGAACACGGATGGAAATTCATGGTCGTGACGGAAAAGGAGCTTGGAATAAAATCTTAATTCAAAGCGGACACCGTTACTTATATACTGGGCAACTAAAAAACCAGTTAAATAAGGCAATAATAAGGTATTGTTTTCAACATAAATAGAGCATGGCATATTTAATAGACCGAATCAATGAACAACTAACCAAAAGTGGTTTGGAACCTCGTTCCACGGCCGCACGAAGATGGTTGTCTCAGAAGATTAAATCGTTGTCTGTGACTCGTCAAGCACTGCTCCGAGATAAGGAGAGATTACGCAATTCATCGTTTATCGGCCGTATGTACTTCTACTACTACGACCCAAAGACTAAGGATATGTTGCCATATTACGATAGGTTCCCATTGGTAGTACCGATAGAACAGCACCCAGACGGTTTTCTAGGACTGAATTTGCATTATATCAGTCCAAAGCAACGTATTATCCTTTTAGATAAACTTAGTGAATTTGCAAATAATAGTGCTTATGATGAAACAACACGACTTAGAATGAGTTACGATTTATTGAAACGTGCTACTAAAATTTATGAAAAAACTCCATGCCTAAAAAAATATCTGTACAAACACATTGAGAGTAGATTTGTCGAAATTGATGCAAACGAATGGGACATTGCTGCAATGTTACCGTTTGAAAATTTTGTGGGTGCATCTAGCAACAAAGTGTGGTCAGAATCTAGGAAAAAATTCTAATGGCTTTTTTACCAAATCAATTTCTATCAAACATTAAAGCAAAAGAAGGTTTGGCTAAACCTAGCCGATTCCAAGTAGTTTTGCCTATACCGTCCTACATCAATAATTTTGTGGGCCAATCTGTGTTTGAAAAGATTTTAAATTTACCAAATACTTTGGCAGCAGACATTACTGATGCCTTTGATTTCTCACCAAAAGACGAACAGACAAGAACATCTAACGCTTCACTGTCTCGATACCTCGCTTTACAGTGTGAGACTGCCGAATTACCTGGCAGAACACTGATTACCGCAGACGCAAAGGTTTACGGTCCAACATATAAAGTTCCATATCAGTCACAGTACAATGATATCAATTTAGGTTTTATCTGTACAAATGATTTCTATGAACGAAAACTTTTTGAGAGATGGATTGAAGCTATCCATCCATCAGATACAAATAACTTGAGATTCGCCAAAGGTGAAGAAACTCGTTATTTAACAAACATAACCATCATTCAGTATGATGATTTTATTAAACAAATTTATGCAGTTGAATTGATTGATGCTTTCCCAATAGGCATTTCTGCACAACCATTAACTTGGACAGACGATAACTTCCATAGATTGAGTGTGCAGTTTGCTTACACTA